GTAAATATAATAATAAAATAATAATTATATTATGGCGATCCCTCTCGGGCGCCTTAATAAAGAAAACCTTAACCCTTAGTTTTAAGCTTTAAAGAATACTGGGATTAATTTACTATAAACTAAACTAAACTAAAAGTAACATACCACATCTAATTAAAGACAGGGTTACTTTGATGATTATTCATCGACACATACCACACCTAGTTAAAGGCAGGGTGTCGAGTTGATTAAAAGTCAAGTCCAAGTAGACGCACAATTAAGTGAATCTACGTCAAGTCCGGTAAGAAGACGCACAGTTAAGTGAATCTTCAATTGTCTGAAGTGAGTTTAAGTGCCTGAGCACGTGACCCACTGGCCTGGATTTGCTGGTTGAAGTTCTGTGTCATGAGTTGTTGTTGGTTTTGGAAATTTTTCTGTTGTGTGTAATAGTCAATTCCTTTCGAAACGACATTTCCTGCTAAACCTACAACGCCTCCTAACGCAGTATTTGCGAGTGTACCAGCGATGTTCATAGTGGTTAATTCTTTATTTTGACCAAAAGTTTTATCCAACATTGAAGAAGTAAATGATTGGTTGGAAGCTTGCATCTGTTGTTGATTTGCAATATTCCTACCTTGCATCGTGTCTTCATGCTGGAATAGGCCGCTTTGCATCTGGTGTTGAAAGTCGAAATTTCTTGCTTGCATCTGCTGTTCAAAATTTTGAGAGTTTTGTTGCATAGTTTTCTGAAAGTCGAAGTTACTGTTTTGCATAGTGGTCTGTTGTTGGAAACCTTTGTTCTGCATGGTTTGAGCTAGAGCTCGATCAGCACTATTTTGTGCTCCTTGGAAGGAGTTCATTTGTGAGGTGATTTGTGCGTCACGGCCCCAGTTCATACCAGAAGAAACCATGTTTCCATTGATATGCATTGGTTGGGAGGAACGAGCATAAATATATCCTAATGAAAGAGGAGACATAGGTCTCTCTGAATCTATTTTGCTAATTCTATCCAGCCATTGCTTATTGGCGTCATATTTAGTATTGTCCGTCTGTGTTTCTGAATTTTGTGTTCCTGACTCAAAAGTAGTTGGTTGTGAAATTTCCGGTGATGTTTGTGTTGTCCATGTTGGTCGCATAGTTTGTTGCATTAACGGAATATTAATATTCATCTGAGGTCTGATATCGTTAAGAATATTTGCATAGTCAATTTTGGTTGGAGCACGAATCTCCTGTGACATTACGGGATTTATAGTGCCGGAACTGAAGGCTCCGACACTCCTTGAGCTAAAAAAGCCGCCGATTCGCCCACTCCTTCCTCCAAGGCTCCAAGCATTTCAGGGATGGCTTCTGCCGCTAGTGCAGCGTTGGCATGAACCATATCCTTCAATGCGAGAAATCTAGGACTAGTGAGTAATGGTGAACTGGTTGTGGACCTCTTTGGCCAAAAAGATGTATCTGATAGTGGGAAAGAAGTTGCTGATGGAACAATTCCATAGCCCGCAAAGATTAAATCGCGAGCTTTTCCGGGATATTGTCGATATTTCACAGCATCCATGGGATTGATAACAAACTCATGAACAGCTGATAAATATCTGCACGTTGCCACGCGTGTTCTGGCAATAGGATCAAGCAGGTCAAATTGAATGACTTGCTCTGGCGCAACGCCCCTAGCAAGATTGTCAAAGTATTCGAGAACAATGGGAGAAGAAAATTCTGATGGTGCGATCTCATCCCCTGAACTGATTACAGTGACTTCCTGTTCGGTTAGTTTAACACCGACCCAATTTGATGGAAAATTGGTGAGTCCTGCGGATAGTGCGACAATACCCAAGATGGGATTGTTCGGGAAAATAACGGGTGAAGCTTGAGCAGTGTTTGGAACACCACTCAATGCTGCATAAATTAAGCTATTTGAAGGTACTGTATTATCAAAAGCAAATATTCCTAATTTACCATAGTCAGTCATAACTGTGATTTGTGAAACTAATGTGATTTGGAAAGCTGAATCTGGATCTTTGTAAATGGTGAGATGTGTACCATTAATGCGCGCCACATGTACAGTGACAACGCCTTGTAAGTACGCCATCTTTTCTACGTTTTCTAGCCAATTGCTTCCTTTGCATATGTCAATAAATTCGGTTTTATTTGCTAATGTTTTCTCCATAGTTGGTGGTAGTTGGTGAATAATACATACAGTTCTAATCTTGTCGTTGGAAATGATTCCTTGTTCAAAATCTGTGGCGACCAATCGCCTAGTCACATTATCTTTGAACACTCCTCCTGCAAGAGCAGGTGTGTTCATATCATAAGTGAATGGCAAGAGGTTTCCATTATTGTCAAGATAGTTCCACTTCCCTAGAGTTGTGGCTCCATCAAGAATCATGTGCAGTGGTGTAATTTTGAAGTTAGGAAACACTTCCGCGATAGATTTTCCATTTATATCCCCTGCGCCAGGAATCGGTGTTATTGGTTCGGTTAAAGGATTTGCAAACATGAAAGGTTTACACATCTTGCCCATTTTAACATCGGTTCCAGAACAGAGTCTAGATCCAATGCGAAGTCGAACTTTAATTCCTTCACGGAGGGGAGATACAACAGATGTATGAACTGCTAGTACCAAGTGGGGTCTATTGTCAATGTCTGTCTCAGAGGTATCACGGTAGAATAGGTATTGTCGAGCATCTCCTAAGATGTGCTCTTCAACTGATGGCATTACGACAGATTGTGTTTTATATGAATATTTCTGTGCTTCATAGAGATCAGCGATCCGCTTCGGGTATTTGGTAGGATACCAAAACCACATAAGCGTACCAGAATAGGTGGCATTTCCGATCATGAAACACCTTATGAGTATATCTCCATTGTATCTGCTGTGCATACGTGCGTAATTTCTTATGAATGGATTCATATACTCAGAAAGTGGATCATATGGAATTTGTAAGAGGACAGTGCCTGGTTCAGTGTCGTCGGTTATTTCGAATTGTTGCTGAACTTCCATGAATTGATCATATATTAAATCTGGGTATGAAAATGTGATAGCTCCCTGATCAAGACGGTTGTCGGGTCCGTAAGGGTTTAATCTTACGACTGGTCCAACAGCCCCAGTTGCGGAGAGTGTTTGAGGTGGGGGTTCTGGAATCCCCATGGTTGTGGTTGCCTGAGGGGCAAGACCACCTAAATTTGTGTTAGTTACTGGTGAGAGGGTTTCTCCCACGTTTCTATCTAAATCTGGATTGTTTGACATTTGAGAATTTAAAACTTCTTAAAGTATTTCGCTCTAAAGAGTATCGAGGTAACAATCTGAACATTTTCGAGTAGAATAACGAAATTGATGCTGTAACCAAATGGTTAACATTGATTGGTATTGGTTCGCCGAATAGACCTTGGAGAGTTTAGGTAAGATCTCCAATAGTCTCCTTCGGAAAATATCGTAAACGCAATCAATGTAATCACAGTTAAAGCAAATTTCCTCTTCTAATTGAGTTGAGAGAAATTCAAATATTGCGGAGGAAACAATTCGCCATTTGGGTAATAGTTCATAGAGGTGTCTGAAGGACGGCTCTAAGTACGGATTATCTTGGCCTGATAAGTAACTTATCAAGGCTCTATCGGAAAGTGTTAAGTCAGTTGCCATAATTCACGGTTCAAACTGTAATAATCGGGTGTGGACGTTACCACACTGAAGATGGAATATTTGTGCCATATAACAACATAATGGTAGCAAGAATTTCCTGTTTTATGACAATGGGGATCGGTCTACTCAGCACTGGTTGAAACAGAGGAGCCTTGTAAATCAGCTTGAGCATTTCGTGCTGTAATAAGGTCCTGAAATGCGAGTTGCTTCGCGCGGTTTTTGCGAGCATGCGTACCAACTCCTCTAAGGCCGATATGTCTGATTGTGACAGTCCACGCAGTAAGCGTCTGGCTATAATCATATTCGATCTTAAGTCCGTCTCCATGTCGTTGGTCTGTGGATTGGAGGTAGAGTCTGCAGTAGTCAATGTCGTCATCATGAGGTGTTTTGATATCTACGTCAATTCCTAAGTAAGTTTCAGCAACTTCCGGAGATACCAAATACATTGGTGATTTCTCATAGCCCAACACATATTTTGCAAAATGTGTGCGTTGTTGTCTGTAGTTGGGTATAAACACCTTATGTGGTGGAACGTTCAGGTGTTTAATCTGGGCCATTACATCATGCTTAACGTCATTGAAAAATTCCTCATCCCAAAGTGATGCTTCGAACAACACATTGGTGAAAGCCAGTCCTATGTCGGTCATATTTTGTCTATCAACCCAATAAAGGGAAGCTAGGATCGATTGTTTCTTTAGTTTCGGATAAATCACTCCATCCTTAGATCGCTCAAGTTCACGAGAACAAAAGTCATCTAAAGATGAATTTTTACTCTTAACAAGTTCTAAGCCAAATTCCTTCCAAACAATACGAGATTCTTCGAAGTTCATATTGTAAGCAGGGTCATAAGCACAGAACTCATCATCTCCTAATCTAGCCGAAACTTGCGCCTGGGTGTAACATGCATAACTACACATAAAAGGTTTCTCCAAATATCTGTACATTTGCTTTACATATAGGTATACGCATCCGAGCTCTCGGATGGTGGTGTTCATTATGGTAGTAATGTAAATACCAGAGGGGTTACCCCCAAAAGTATAATACAATACTCCAGATTGCATATGTACAGTTAGTGTGAGAGATTTTATGGCAGTCATGATGGCGGTCTTGTGTCGTTCATCATCCGTGGTGCTCGCTGCTATTTCGCCAAAAGCTAATAACAGTTCATTGCACAATTGTTTGTCCATTCGTTTGAGATCAGATGAGAATGACTCATAGTCGAGCGGAATATACTTAAATAAGTATGTTGGTAGCTTATATGGATTAAATCCAACTTTGCAGGGTGAAGTGGAGTGGTGTAACATCATTTCATTCATTAAACTGCCAAAATAGCGTTTGAAGGCCATATTGACAGCTAAATCCATCTCACAAAATAAACGAATTTTGCCTTCTCTTTCCACTTCTTCCTGACTTGCCATTTCGACTTTAGGATTGTCTTTGACGAAGATGGCAATCGGTGTTCCGTTTTCCCATAAGTTGACTATTTTGTCATACTGTTCTCTGGTCTCGATTGAAGCCGGGGTGTTGGTGAAGACAAGAACATATGGTTTGGTTGGATCGTTCTTGTTTATGTCTGTAAAGAGTTTCTTCTTATCTACTAAACCGTACTTCTTCTTGAGGTAAGGGCCACAGGAAGTTGCAAGATTTAGTCGACGTAATGGCCCTGACATCATACCATTAATCACTTCATGCATGCGTATGGGGTGTGTTCTCCCATAGTTGATATGAAACTCATCCTTAACAATATCCTTGGCTATACTAAATAGTTCAGGATCTGCAGAGAATGGTGCTGCACTAAACATTTTCTTAGTTT